AAACCATCTAACATCAAGAGGTGGAATGAAGCTGGTGGTATCGGTATCAGATATCAAGCCAATGAAGATGACTTAGTAGAGTATTTGTTTGAAGAAATCACACATGCTCTTTTGTAAGTACAAAAGTTGGGATCCAATCATGGAAGCTCATGGATATGAGTTAGGATTGGCGATACACGATGACGGTGACTGCATCAAGTGGGATTGGGAGATATACAAGTATGTCGAAGACCAATCCCACGAGGGCAGTTCTACCGTTGACCAGATGTATGAATTTATAGGGACTTTGGATGTTTCCCCTTATAACAGAAACACCACAGAAATACGTGCTTTATTCGAAAAAAATATGAAAAAACTTGCAAAAAAGACTTGACATTTGTTATCATAACAGGTATAATGTATATGTAAGATTGAGAAAGAAGGTGTGATTATGGAATTAAAAGAGTTTATGAATTGGGTTTGGGAACAAAAAACTGTCAATGGACAGGTTGTTCTTAACAAGCGTGTTTGTTACGGCTCTGAACCCGACATCGAATTCACTGTTCAAACTGAAGGTGGAGAGGTTGCTTTTGTGAGTGCAAAAGAGATGTTCTGGAATCAAATGGCAGAGATTGCTAATATGCAGTGTGCCGCTGAAAATGGAGTGAAATTGATATGAAATATGTAGGTTATGTGATTGGATTTTTGGGGTTTTTCATTATGCTTGGTACTGCTGGTGCTGATTGTGATGGAAAATGTATGGAAAACTCCTTGACAATGATGGAGATAATAGAGTATACTATACTTGGAATGTCTATGATGGTTATGGGAATTTATTTGGGAGTAAAATATGACTAATATTCTTAGTTTTGATGCAGATGATTCTGTGAATGTAAACGGTACGTCTTTACAGGGTACTATAAAAGCAACCTATCTTGAGTTGTGCGAGGTGTTTGGTAAACCTACCTACACTGACGCTGACCCTTATGAGAAGGTTAACGCTGAATGGGCGGTTCAAGCAAGAACGCTTAGTTCGTGGGCTGATGATGAAGAGGATGCAGAGAGTTCTGTGTTCACCATATATAATTGGAAGATGGGATATATCCCTACTGAGGAATATGATTGGCACATTGGTGGCAACAACTATGAGGCGGTGGAAATTGCAACAACAATACTCAAAGACAACTTATCTTAGGTTGATTGATAACGCAGAGGCAGCATATCTTAGATGCGTTGCTTCTGGCTCTAAATGGGGGCAAAACTATTGGAGAACAGTAATCCATGAGTTACTTAGAAAAGCAAAACTCACTGTCCATTAGTGAATTAGCAGAAAAATTTGGTGAATCCATAGATAATGTTTCTATGGAGGCTTTGATGGAGGCAATATATAATGAGCGGCATGCACCTAATGCCCGTCTACTACAACAATCTGAACAGCAGACGGAAGAAGAAAAAAAAGATTAACCCAGAAAAGTATACAGTTGCTTGGCGTGAACACAACAAGTTTCTGAAGTCTATACGGTGTCCAGTATACACACTAGATGAGTATATTGATTATGTACAGGGTAAGTCTAAGAAACCTACAGGGGGAAAGTGTTACGGTAGCACGACAGTCTCCAAAACTGTAAGTCGGGGTTCGACTCCCTGTCCCTCTGCCAATATTCCCTCTTTAGGGAATGGTATTGGTAATGCCTTAAAGAAGGAACGTCCAACATATAATGGCAGTGTTGTCATTGGACAGGCATATAACAAGGGTGGACTACAAGTGTTGTCTACTCAAGAAGCAAATGACCCAGATACGGGCAAAAGGAGATAATGAATGGCTTTTGAAGTTTTTAAAATGCACAAGTTGGCAGATCAGATTGAACAGCTTGCATACGATTGGGCACACACAGATGTATGTGAATATTTCGGCGTGGAAGAGGTTGAGGAATTGACTGAAGAACAGGCAACAGAAATGTACAACTATTCTGAGAGTGAAGAGTGTTACGAAGGATATGTCGGCACTGTATTGCGAACCATGTACGAACAGTGGGCAGAGGAGAATGCAGATGGCTAATCATGTACACTTTTATGTGCAATTTCATCAAATCAATGATGAGGCACGAACAAAATTGAAAGAGATGTTTGGACGTATTCGTGAGGATGCACCACACAAATGGTTTTCTGATATCTTTGTTGAGGGCGACTTGACATATGAAGAGACAGAAAAGTATGAGTGGACTACTGTAAACATCGGCCCCAAGTGGAGTTATTTTGAGGACTATTCTGCCGAAGAGGGTGATGTGTATTTCTCTGGAGAATCTGCATGGTGTGCTCCAACAGATGGGTTGCAGAAACTACTAGGTATTCTAGTAGAGTATGACCCTAAAATCATTACATCCATCTCATATGAGGATGAAGGGCCAAACTTCTTTGGTGCAGATATCTATGATGGTGAAGAGATGTTTGATGGTATTGAATATGACTATGAGGAAACCATTGACCTTGTTATCAATGACTCAGAACAATTGACTGAAGAGTCATACAACACAGAAACAGAAGAATGGGTTGATGATGAAGCAGAAGATACTTTCAATGAGGAAATGTGGGAAACTATTAACAATACTCAAGCTAGTCTAATTGGTGAGTGTGAGGAAGTAATTAAGGAGAACCAAAGTGATGACTGAAACAGTTTTAAAACGAGTTGTAACAACTTACATTGAGGAATACTCTTCGGAAGAACCTCAGAAACGGCGAGTAAAGGTACATAAGGAAACTACTAAGTGGTTTCCTGTAGTTAGTGGGGATACTGCGAGTTATCATAACCCAGTAAAATCGACCTCGACTGAATACCTCTAAATAGGTGTATGGAAACGGAACAAGTTGTAATGATACTGAAAGAACGTATCGCTGCATTCAAAGAGAAGTATTCTTACTTATATGATGATAGTCAAGAAAATCGATTACAGAGTAGCAACACTATTCGTACAGGAGCGTCATTACAGTCCAGTAATGCCAAAACTAACTAAGCATCATCTTGGTGCTTATGTTGATGACGAATTAGTGGGAGTTCTAACATTAGGTTGGGGAACTAACCCAATGGGAACAATTAAGAAGATGTTCCCAGAACTCTCTACATCTGACTATTATGAAATAGGTAAAATGTGCATGGATGAGTCTATGCCACGAAACAGTGAGTCTCAGATGCAAAGTCTGACGATTCAGTGGATGAAGAAACACACCCCAAACATCAAATATCTTTATACATGGGCAGACGGTATAGTCGGTAAGCCTGGATATGTGTATCAGTCTGCAAACTTCCTTTACGGTGGTTTCATATGGAGTGATGTCTACGTTACAGAAGAGGGCGAGAAAGTACATTTTCGAACTATTCAACGTAAGATGAAGAAAGAGATGAATAGATACGACACCAAGTATGGCCCAAGACCCTCTGATGAGAAAATGGGTGAACTTGGTTTTAGTCGTGTGTGGGGTAAGCAGTTCCGTTACATATACCCATTAAGCAAGAAGTCTAGGAAGTTGTTAAAACAATCTACAATGGATTGGAATATCAACTATCCAAAAGACAAAGACCTACAGTGGAAGATTAAACGCCCAGGCGAGACTTCCTATACACTATGTGATGATATGCCTTATGAACATAAAGGTGATAGTGTAGACCATAACAAAAGTAACGTGAATCGCATCGCAGATAAACACGGTACTGCAACCCTAGAAGGATTCTTTTAATGAATGTACCACATCGAATAAATGTTCTTAAAACAAAACATAAAGAACTACATGCACGAGTAGAAGCTGCAGAGGCAGAGAACGCTCCTGACCAATACCTTATAACGATGAAGAAAGAAAAACTACGATTAAAGGATGAGATTGAACGTCTAGAGTCTGGATGGGCAGGAGAAGATAGTGGATTGGAAAACTTTGCATGAAAACAAAGATACACATCAATCAACACATTATTAAGAGTAATGCAAAGACAGGTGAACGGAAGCCTGTGATTACATGTAAAACGTATAAAGAGAATAGGTATGGACATGAGGTACATATCAAAGGCGACAGTAAAGTCGTGTACAGTCCAGACAAACCATTATCATGTGGTGCAAAGGTGTGGATTGAAACAGAAGGGGAAGTGATAGTACTATGAGTAGTTTATATTGGAAATGGGAAAATGCAATCACCCCAGAGCGTTGTCAAGAGATTATAGACAGTGCAGGCGATACGTTTGAAACAGCTGTTATTGGTAATGAGAATCGTGCCGAAGATAAGACACGCAAAACAAACATACATTGGAGTGAAGACCAAGAGTTGTTTAATATGGTAGGACATTACGGTGCATCTGCAAATAAACAAGGTGAGTGGAATCTACAAACCAGTGCAATGGAGAGTATTCAGATAGGACAGTATCCAACAGGTGGACACTACAACTGGCATGTAGATGGATTAGGATTATCACCTATACATGCGCCT